TGCCGTTATTGCCCTTGTGGCGATTGGTAATGGTGCATATGTTAGTGGTGTATCTAGCGTTGCAATCGGTCGTACAAACAATATCACTGGTGGAAATACAGTGGTTGTAGGTGCTAACAACAAAGACATTAAAGGTAATCAATCAACTGTGATTGGCTACAACAACAAAATGGCTGGTGATATGGAACAAACTATCATTGGTGCTAATAGCCAAACATCCGGCCAAGGAGCTATGGCAATTGGTACACACACACAAGCAACTGCAATTGATGCGGTAGCTGTTGGCAATAACAGCATCGCTGACAAGCAAAATGCAGTAGCTATTGGCACTAATTCAGTTACAGATAATGCGGTTGGTGTAGATGGTATCACGATTAATGGTACTCGTCATGTGTTCGCTGGCGAACAACCAGCAAGCGTAGTATCCTTTGGTTCTCGTGAACGTGCTGGTGCTGGCGGTGTTAAGTACTACAACAGACAACTTCAAAATATATCAGCTGGCCGTATTAAGGCGGATAGCCTAGATGCAATCAATGGCAGTCAATTATATGCGGTAGTTGATGAAGTAGAAACAAATGCAAAGCAAATTGCTAAAAACAAAAATAATATCAAAGACATTGCAGTGGGTTTGAATATGCTCGGTGATGTGGTGAATGATCATGAAGGTCAAATTGCAACATTGCATGATACAACAGTTAATCATGAAGGCCGTATTACTGCACTTGAAAACAGACAGAATAATATCGGAAATGAAATTCACGCTACTAACCAACGCATGAATAAACTAGGAGCAAGCTCCGCAGCGTTAAGCGGTTTACACCAATTGGACTTTAATCGCAATGATAAAGCATCTTATGCAATATCTTACGGACATTACCGCAACGCTAACGCAATAGCATTGGGAGCGTTCTATCGCCCTAACGAACGTGTAATGATTGGTGCTGGCATGACATTAGGCGGTGAAAATCAATACACATTGAACGTAGCATTCAAAACTGGTAAAGGTAGCGACTACATTCAAGAGGCTAAAGACAAAGATAGCCGCATCTCTAAATTAGAGGCTATTGTACAAAAATTAATGGCGGGTATTCAAATGGAACAAAGACGAAATCAAAACATATTTTGAAGCACAACTAGAAAAGTATAAAGGACTTGTAGTTACGGAAGAAAACTATAAAGACATGGTAAGTGCCAAGAATGAAATTGTTAAGTATCGGACAACACTTGATAAATTCTGTAAAGAGAAAAAACGAGAACTCAAAAGACCTATTGAACTGTTTGAGGAAGAAGTAAACGAAGTATTGAAAGTTGTTTACGATGCAGAAAAACCATTGGCGGAACAAATTAAATACTTTGACGAAAAAGAAGTACAAGCAAAAACAGAAACTATCAACAAGTTTATCGAAAAGATGGTTGAAAAGTATAACGTTCGTGCAGAATATGCGGAACAACTACAACGTGATAAACGCTGGTTAAATAAAACTGCAAAGATGAAAGATATTGAAATCTCTATTGAGGGAATGATGATTGAGATTTCAAAAAGACAACAATCAGATGATGATTATAAACAAATCTTAGCAGAGAAAAAAGGAATGATTGAATTTGTGGTTGATACTTGCAACCAACAATACGAATTAGCAACACCAATTACTTTTGATGAGTGCTGGTGTGCAGTAAAAGATATGCCACTAGATCAAGCTAGAGAATTTATCAATGCAAAATTTGCTGAACGCAATGAAATGGAAGAGGCTGCACGAGCAAGTATCACAAATGAAACAGTTGAAACAATCGAAGTTGTAGAAACTAAAACTGGTTTTACAGTAACTGTTTATGACTTAACGGAAGATAATGTAAAAGATTTGACTGATTTCTTAGAAATGCGTGGTTACAAATACAAAGAGGTATAGATGGATAGTAGATATAATGCGGTAAAAACTGTACCGCAATCAGCGTTAAAGGTAATTGACTTTGGGAAGCTTAAAGGCAAGTATGATATTTCTCCTCAATGGCGATGGGAAGTATTAACCGAAACATATGGTATGTGTGGGATTGGTTGGAAGTTTGAAGTTGTTAGTGCTCAACAAGTACCAGTCGAAGAAACCAAAGAAACTATGTTGTATGTATTGGTAAATCTATACATCAAAGATGGTGATGAATGGAGTGAACCAATTCCAGGATATGGTGGAGATTTCCTAATCTACAAAGATAAAAATGGTTTTCACGGCAACGATGAAGCCTTTAAGATGGCCGTTACTGATGCACTAGGTACTGCAGCAAAAATGATTGGTGTAGGTGCTGATGTATATAGAGGATTGCAAGATACAAAAATAAATGCAGCAGCAGAAAAAGAACGGAAAGAAAAAGAATTTGATCCACACAATGCATATGGAATTGTTTTGAAGATTGCAAGTGAACATGGGGTGAGTGCAGAACAAGTAGCACAACAAGCAACTAAAATGTTTGGAATGTGTGTTATCGATAACATTACGAGAGACCAAATGTCTATGCTTTATGACTGGGTAAAAGGTTATGAAGTGGACAACAAATAACATCGAACTGTTACGTTCGCCGCTAGGTGTAATGGTAGTAATACCAGCACCACATGACAATGATTTATCAAAGATTACTACTGATAAAGAGTACACAGTAGAAATCAAACGCAAAACTAAATCAAGAAGTTTAAATGCCAATTCTTATTGCTGGCTTATAGCACAGAAGATTGCAGTCGAATTAAGCAAAAATAGCTACACAACAAAAGAGGATGTGTACAAAAAGGCTATTAAGGATTGTGGACACTTTACATATGTTCCAGTCAGAGAAGATGCAGTTGAACGCTATATAACGATATGGCAAGCACACGGAATAGGGTGGATCGCCGAAGATGCAGGCGAATGTAAAAACATACAAGGTTATCACAATGTAATGTGCTACCACGGCAGCAGCGTATATAACACAAAAGAAATGGCAAGACTTATTGATTGTCTAACAGATGAATGTAATCAATTGGGTATTCAGTTAGAACCTAGCGAATACATTCAATCACTCATAGAGGGGTGGGAGAGTGAACAACAGAAAGAAAAGGGATAACAAATTATATGCAGTAACACGAAAACAAGCATATGAACGTGATAATGGCCTTTGCGTGATGTGCGGAAGTATGGCAACACAATGCCATCATATAGTATTCAGATCGCAAGGTGGATTAAGCGATTTAAAAAATCTTGCTTGCTTATGCACCGATTGCCACTACCAGGCACATGGTGTGTTTGCAAAAGAGATAAGAAGAAACCTATTGAAGGAAGTAGAAAAGAGGACTGAAGAATATGAACGAATTAATCATGATTAGAGCATTTGTTGTAAATAGAATGGCGTATTATCAACAAGACCAAGCAGATAAGACATTTAATAGCCGAATAATCAGCGAATTAAATGCAATCCATGCAATGGTTGATAGCGTACTAGAGGCTGATGTAAACACTGATAATCATGTATTGGATTTATTGGCAAATATTGCGACTGCTTATAAACCTAATCTTGCAGATGAAATCGAACGCAAATTGAATGAGGACTAGCTTATGGCAGAACGAAGAATGATGGCTAAAAGCATTATCAAGTCAGATCAATTTCTTGAAATGCCAATGAGTAGCCAACTGCTATATTTTCATCTCCTGCTAGATGCTGATGATGATGGATTTATCAACGCACCTAAATCTATCATGCGTGTGATAGGTGCTAAAGATGATGATATGAGAGTGTTACAAGCCAAAGGATACACCATTCCCTTTGATAGTGGTGTAATCGTTATAAAACATTGGCGAATACACAATAGTTTGCGAAAAGATAGGTATAATCCTAATCCACAATTAGAAAATGAACGTAAGCAATTAATCATCAATGATAAAAAAGAATACGAATTGGCAACCAACTGGCAACCAACTGGCAACCAACTGGCAACCAATGGTTACCACAGTATAGGTAAGGATAGTATAGGTAAGGATAGTATAGGTAAGGATAGTGTATATAGTGGCTGTGATAAATCACAACCAACACGCACACACTTTACTCCGCCAACGCTTGATGAAGTAAAAGCATACTGCATTGAACGTAACAACAATATTGATGCTGATTACTTTATTGACTTTCAAGAGGCAAGAGGTTGGGTTCTATCTAATGGCAAGAAGATGAAAGACTGGAAAGCCACTATACGAACATGGGAGCGTAATAACTATAATCGCAACCATGTAAATAAGAATAGTAAAGATAATGCAATCAACGTTGTTAATAACTTGATGAGTAAATTAGGGGGTGATGGCAATGAACAATCAGCAACAGACACTGAAAGCACTATCGATGTTACAGCTAGCGTACACTACTGATATGTCAGAAGAACGCATGCTGTTGTATGTAAGAATGCTCGGTGATGTTAATCCCGTTACATTGGAGCAAGCAGTAGCTAATGTAATTAACAAATGTAAATTCTTACCTACCATTGCAGAGTTGAGAGAGGAATGTTCCGCATTAAGTGCATATGTGAATGCACATGAGGAACTTCCAACTCCTCAAAGTGCATGGGAACGAGTGATTAAATGTGCTAGTACATATGGATATGAACATGGGTTAGAACACCTAGACGGCTTGACGTTAAAGTGTGCTAAATCGATATGGTCATCGTTTAACCCTCTAATGGGCGATGAATATAACGAGGCCTCTTGTAGGGCTCAATTTATTAAACAATACGAGCAAGAGGAAAAACGAGAAATGCATCGCCAACGTATGGCGAACTCAATCAAGGATAATCATATATTGCTCAAGGCTAGGGAAAAAGCAGAAAAAGAACAAGCAATGATCATGAGCGGTCAAAAGCAAATAGAAATGACTGCTACAGGTAATTTGGTAGAAGTGGCAAAAGAAACAAAAACAG